CAGAAACGCGACTGGGAAACTAGTTGCGTGCTTATCCTAACACTAGGCGGGACAAGGAATAGGATGGTGCAGATCTCTCATGGTTGACAGGTATCGCTCGTACAGTAACCGACACACCGAAAGTGGTCAATGCGTTAAACGCTCAATCACTACCGGTGCGGTTTTGGCGACCTACAATGGATCCTGTCAGCAGGGCAGTTATGCGGACTGCTGGGACACCGTCGGAGAGTGGGATCAGGATAACCCGTTCCTACTCAAGAAGGTGACTCAGTACTATCCGACACTGCTCGGTAGCTACCCTACTGTACCGTACCCGAAATGGGAGTTTACGGGTGAATACCCTATAACTGGTCAGTACTCAGCTATAGACCCTGAGAGCCGTTTCCCTGTGCCCAGCGTTGCTGAGCTGCAGGGGATGGCGTCTCATGGCGCCGCCGTGAGCAATCCATGTCGGCCCCACATCGGGCTACCGACAGCTCTCGGCGAGGCGAAAGATCTTCCGAAGATGTTGGCGCAGATTCCCAATGCTATCCGTAGCAGAGGGAGTCAATTCCTATCGGATCTACTCGGATCTCGAAAGAGGTCCGGGTTCTCCGGGCTAGGCAATCCAGCACAGTGGCTGAAAGACGCCGCGGCTGCGAACCTGGCTTGGCGATTCGGTTGGGCGCCGTTCATCTCCGACCTGGCGAAGATGCTCGGCATCACGGACGCTATTGCCAAGCGTTTGACGATGTTGGGTAGACTCGCAGCAGGTAAAACCATCCGACGACGGTTCAACTGGCCGGTCGAGAGTTCCGAATACGACGAGGGGCTTAAATGCACCCAGTCCATCGGCGCTCTCCTCTACCACCGCAAAGTGACCCTCTTCACTTGCCACCGCTGGGTAAGTACTCAGTGGAAGTTAGCAAGTGGGGCCACCCTCCCCTCTACGCCTGACGAGATGGCCAATTTGGCTGGTCGTTTGGCGATGGGTTTGAACGGGCCTGGCGGCCTGGCGGCGGCATGGGAGCTGACTCCTTGGAGTTGGCTCCACGATTGGTTCTTTGGGCTAGGCGACTGGTTAGCCGCCAACAATAATGCCCTCCCAATCACACTGGCCGGAAGCTGTTTCATGCAGCACACGTCTTCAATGACGCTGATGACTGCTTCAGCTTCCAATCCGGCGTGGGTCCTTTGTAAGGGCCCATACTGGATGGGAATGGAGGTTAAGCGAAGGATCCCTCTCGGGTCCGTGCTACCCCTCCTACCGTCTATTCCTACACTACCCTCCCTCACGGGAGGTCAACTCGGTATCCTCGGGAGTCTAGCGGTTCAACTGGGACTGCGAAGATAACTTGAGGAGTTGGAGATTCTTATGCTCGGAGACACACTCACTCTTCCGCACGCCGATGGTGACATCGTGTGTTCGAAGATCAACCAGGACGCCTACAGTTCGGAATATCTGAACCGTACGGCGACGACTGAGACCAAGGTCAAGGTTCGACACTCGAACGTCAAGGCGAATCCGACGACGGGAAGTCCCGCCAAGGATCGTCATAACGTGGAGGTGACCCAGACCATCTTCGCGACCTCCGAGGTCGCGGAGTACCAGCGGAAGTTTTACGTCGTGGTGGAGCAACTGCCGTCCGATACGGACGTCAAAGTGGCCGACGCCTTGTGCGATTGGCTCATCGCTTCAGCCGACGCGAAACTGGTCTCGTTGCTGGGATGGGAGTCCTAAGACTCCCTTTTCGGCAAGACTACGTAGAGGAGAACCGGAGGTGTCTGCCACTTTTCCAAGGTGGTAGGTGTTGAAGGATGACCCCCTACGTGGAGTCATGCGTTCGAGCATGCGCGCTCAGGACATCATCACACTGCGGAGAACCCTTACGGGTTCGCGGGCCTTGCGGCCCATATGCGGTGTGACCTAGTGGGGAGGCTGATCCCCCCTCTGCTAGGCACCCCCTCGTTGGGGGTGCGCGGCGGCTTCCTTTGGTTGTCGCCTTACTGAGCGAGCCTCTACTCGAGGCAACTGGTTGCGTCTTGTGTGTGTCTGACAGCCTGCAAAGGCTGCACGAGCATAGCGTAGTTGGATCGTGGAAAGAACCTTTATGGCTCACACCACCACCCGACTGGACCACGAGCGAAAGCTCGAGGCCCAACGCTACGTCGTCGATCTCTGTAATGTGTACTTGAACGTCCTTCGGGACGTCCTGTACGCGTACCCTAACCTAGAGCACGACTTGTCGAAAGATTGGTCGCGTCTCACATCTTACGCCATAGCGAGAGGCTTACCGTTCTTCATGGTAGACCTCCCGCAGGCAGGCAAGCACCTTGACAGGTGTCTTGCGGCCGGCGAGTATACAACTTCTGGCCTCCCCTGTACAAATGGGGCGGGTCGAAGGGTACCGATCCCGAATCTTTTCCGGGGACTGTACCTGCTCGTTTTTGACGTAAACGGACGATTGAAGGAGGATGCTGATGTTTGTGCTATCTTGTTTCTGCGCCAGCTTCTGTATCTGGCTAAGAAAGCACAGTATCGATGTAGTGACGAGGCTGTTCACCGTGAGGTGGAAGAATTTCTCGCCACTGACAATCTGTTGCCGCTTCCGGATCCGTGGTGGACCCGAGAAGAAGCGGATTCGACGCAAGGCGCGGATGTATTTAAGGGCTTTGCCCAATCTCCGTACTATGCGAAGAAAATCCTCGAAGCCCCCCCGGGCGACGAGGCGGTGAGAACAGAAATTCACCGCAACAGAGAGTCCCTCCTTGCCATGCTTGATCAAACATCTCGCATGGTTGCGCTCACCCTGGGTCTCTACGACCCACTGGAGTGGCGCTTCAGTCACGGCCCTGGAGCCGTTTCGAATGCGAAGGCCGGAAGCAACCGTTACCGGTTCGTCAACTGGCCTGAGCGTTTGGAATCCGTCTTTAGTTACGCGGATTGTGCATTCCACGATTGGCGTAGCTGGATCGCAGCCTCGTTCAATAGGGTGTGGGGAATGCTTCATTACGGCAGAGATGCCGTGGAAGTCGTCTCCTGTGCTTCGGACATAGTCCCTAGCCTCCTGTTGAATGTTCCAAAGACCCTTACGAAACCAAGGCTAATTGCCGAGGAACCGTATGAGCATATGTGGTGCCAACAGAATATATGGCATTACATGCGAACTCGTGTGAGCCGCACGTGGATAGGAAAGTTCGTCAACTTTGATGACCAATCCTTGAACCGTGAGCTTGCTCGAAAGGGTTCATTGGACGGATCCCTTGCGACGATAGACCTATCATCCGCATCGGATCGAGTCTCCTGCGAATGTGTGGGGAATATGTTCCGAGCCAACCAAGGCTTGTTGCATGCTCTCCGTGCATGTCGGACCCATGTAATCGAGGTCGAGAAATCGACCGTAGAGTTACGAAAGTTCTCTACCATGGGCTCCTCCTGTACCTTCCCCGTACAGAGCTTGGTGTTTCTAAGCGTGGCCCTAGCGGGTACGCTATGGACTAGGGGGTCAAAGGGACCCCTAGCCGTCGACAGGGCGAATAGCCCTGAAGAAGAGATGCTAACATGTGCGGGCCAGGTGGCTGTCTTCGGCGACGACATAATCGTTCCGACCGAAGCCGTCCCGGCAGTGAGGGATCTACTTGAAGTCTTGGACTTCAAAATCAATGCGTCTAAGACATTCACGATAGGAAACTTTCGTGAGTCCTGTGGCGCTGATTGCTTCCGCGGGGAGTTAGTCGCCCCTGCGTACTGGCATGGTCCCTCTTTGAAAACTCCGGAGTCCTACGCGAGTACAGTCGAAGTATCCAACAACTTCTACCAGAGGTTGTTGGTGAACACGGCTGAATACCTGCGTACCGAGTTGGACCGGCACTGGAAAGTGCCGGTGGTTCCGTTCCGCTCTGGGGTCTTGGGTGCGAAAAGCTTTGTGACTCCTTCTAAGCCGAATGCGGCCACTAGGTGGAATAAAAGATCACAATGCTGGGAGTGTAAGCTGATTACCGTTAAGGCAGTCAGCGATGTCACCAGCGTCCAAGATGACTCGGCTCTCTTGCAGTTCTTCACTGAACAGCCTGATCCTCTCACAAAGTGGGAGGCTGGCGTGAGAAGCCGCGCGGTGGTTAATGTAAGTCACCGCTGGGTTCCTTTTGCTGTCGCCGGATACGCAGAAGGTTCCGACAGAAACCCCTATCGACCGTGTGCCTCACCGGAGCTGCAACCCCTCACGGGGTCTTGGCTCGTTATCGGTCGCACGTGGTCCCCGCATCTGACATCATGCAATACCGTAGAGTACGTGAGTGCTCCTCCCTCGCTAGATAGCGAGTGGATCCTTTGAGTGGCACGACGAGTGCCCGGGAACGGCTCATCGCTGGCTGTGCCAGAGAATGATGAGGTGATGTGAAACTGATGCACCAATGTATGCGAGTAGAGAGTTCATATCCTTACGCGGCGCTGTATCTCCTCCTCTGGCGGAGTACTGCGAAGCAAGGAGTAACCCC